GGTAGTGGCACAGATAACTGATACGTATACCAGGCTCGGTCCTCAGCCAGATATAATAAAGACTCTCTACGGTCGGCGCCGCATGTCTTTCTTAAACCGTCTGTTCAGAGTACGTAAAGAGTACAGAGCAGAGATATTGACTGCTTGCAAGATATTTGCTAAAGCAGACGTAGAGCGTGAGCGCAAATTCGTCACTCTTCCTGAGGCCGTCGCTAGCGTGTTTGGTGCCTATGCCGGTGCATCAGACAGAGGTGCTAATCCTATCATGTGTTACACTATGGCGGCTGTTGACGCCTTGAGATCAGTTGCTTTGGCTGCCGGCAGAGGGTTTAAGGTAACGACTACTGACTCTTTGGTCACTGCGTGGTTGCCCGTAGGACTATACGGCTGGTCATTCCCTACCTTTGGTCAATGGGCTACTCGCGTCGCAACTTGCACGGCAGATGCAGGCCTAGGCGCGGTTAGCAGGATTGCTCGAACTCTCATCCATAGTTCTCCCCAGCTTGCTAGGAGTATGTGTGGGATCCTTGAGGCAATTAGCACCGCAGAGCTTGACATGCCGGGTTATGTACACTTCATAGATGACCCTTACAATATCGCTCTTAAAGGAACAACCTATGGTGACGTGAGATCACTTCTCGCACGAGCTGCCGGGCGCGCTACCAAGGACGTCGAGCTGCGTGCGCTACTTCAGCATTCAAATTCAGCACAGTACGAGGCCGCAATTAAGTCACTGGTCCAGACCTCGAGCATGGATGCTGGACTCATGGCGGCTTATGCTGAGACCCTGCCTCATGCTATAATCAGGAATCTTACTGCTAGAGCTGAGAGCAGCGAAGCACTCCTGATGTATACGTCTTTTGCTGAACGCCGTGCACTTGGAGGGAGTCTAAGGTCATACAACCGTAAGGTGACCAGCCAGATCAAGAAGGTTGCTAAGTATGCGTTACTATGGCCGGAAAATGTCCCTGTACCTACTGGTGTGCAGATTGCTCACTCTTTGCGCGCTAGGATACTAGCTGGCATACAAGCTCAGACTACGAATCACACCTTACCTAGTGTTGAAGACTTGCTCGCACACCAAGGCCAAGTTACGAGTGCGCCTATTGTCGTGCACATACCCATGGTAAGCAAGGCAACTATGTACAACGGCATAGCAGGCGGCGCAATCACACGATCCCACGAGTCCAAGCCTTTGCTGATTCTCCCAAGCCTTGAGAACAACACATGGGACCCTTTGACTGCGGCTTATGGCAAGATGCTAAAGGTATGTGCGGCTCTCAACAGTGCAGGAGGTGAGGCACATCATCTGGCAAGCCTGTGGGGCAGATTGTGGGTAGGTAAATCCGACATACCATTTGTCGTGGCACCCATAGACAGCAGCGTTAAGGGCGCAAGGCTATCCGGACGTCTTATACGCCGAACATACTCTGTCATGGCTTTGCCGAACCTCGTGTCTAGTGTCCACGTTGATGCACATTCGCTCTTTGCCGCCTCTGCATCAACTAACACTACGATAGACCCTATGTCTATCGTATATACTCTGAAAGCTGCTGCGATCTTAGACATAGCCCTGGGTGCCGCCTCCGGCTGTTCTCGTGGGTACGGGTTGAAATATATAGAACACTACATCTCGATGCCCACACGACCTACGGTCGAACATATTGTTTACACAGGGGGTGCAGCGCTCAGGCAACCTGCTGCTCAAATCTTGGCTGAGAGTTTACCTACGATTGCTGCCTCGGCAAGGACAGATATCGAGGGTGAGACCGGTAAACTGGACCTGCCCATCGTCGCTGCTAGTGCTGAAGTTGGCTTAAGCGCGTTTGATGTTCTTGAATCATTGCCTTATGGTACCGTATCTGCCCTGATCATGAGAAGCGCTGTAACTGGCGCTGGCAGTGGGCTTCCTGAAGAGGTGAGATCAGCATCCATAGAGGCGCACTCGGACACCAGCATTGCTAGGAAGGTAGACCTAGTTACTCAGGCTGCTCGCAACGCCATTCCGTTCTCCAGTGTTACCGAGCAGAAAGTTCTAGGGCAACTTCTGCAAGCTTGCCTAAGATATGCAGACAACAACTTTGTCGCAGATGAGCATGTCCAGAAGACTTGTCAAATACTGTCTACTTCTCAACAACCTGCCCTAGCTAAGATGGGGGTCTCTGATTCGACCAATGCCGTAGCTTCAGGCAACCTAGGTGCCATGGCAGGTATTTATTCCACACTCATGAAAGGTGCCCGCACGCAAGCCGATTATTGGGCTTCGTGGGCAGAGCAGTATGCTACGCGAGCTCTGGGTGTAGAAGGAGACAAGAAGAGCGAGATGTCAGCTATGTCAGCCGGTATGCGAGCTTGGATCCTGTGCAAGACTGAGGGCCGTTCTTGGACTGACGTGTGGTCACTGACACTGTTTGCTATCGCTACCGATCTATGCGCTTCGTATCGCAGGTCGGGCTTAAATGCACATATGTCTGAGATATTGGATGAAGTTACAATCCCGTCTTTGCGAATAAGTGCTGGTGTGGGTGAAGCCTTAGATATAGACCGGGTGATGCGAGACTATGGTACCTTACTTGACAGCACGATCAAGGATAGACTCTCAAGACTAAGTGGGATCCGCAAGGCTGTTATGGCTTTGCATAAGTTCTTTGCTGCAGATTGGGTCGCGCCCGTCGCTGCTGCTGAAATTGTCAAAGCTCAGCCTATCTGTGCCAACGCTTCTGTATATCACGAGATAGAGTTCCCAACTGAAGAGGAAGTCTCAATAAGATACCAAGAAGATACAAAAGCCCAGGCTCCAGGCGAAGCCGAGTGGTCGAAGTTCGTCGACGAAATGTCTCTATGGGGAACACAGTACGGAGAGGATGAGTATATAGACGCTGAGTTTGTTGCATGGAAAGCTAGCCAGATCAACGAGAATACTGACACCGCTTAAAGCGACCAATATGAAGGGCAAGCCCCTAGTTAGGTCAACAATTCTTTAAAAAAAGAAGAAAAAAATAAAAAGAACTAGTACATATGTACATAGGATCTCGCAAGTGGGCTCGGCCTCGA